CCTAGCTAAAAATCTTGGTTGTGCATCTAGTTTGAGAAAACTTAAAAGCGATTCAGCATATTTGATTCGCATAATTATTGCAGTGCAACAGGCACTTAGAAATTATGCTTCGTGAATATCAACAACGGAGCATCGATATGCTTTACGAGTGGTTTTCAGCCGGTAACGCTGGAAACCCTTGCTTAGTCCTACCAACTGGCGCAGGTAAGTCTCACATCATCGCTGCGCTGGTTAAAGACTCCATTCAATCATGGCCCGGAACCAGGGTATTGATGTTGACGCACTCCAAGGAGCTTATCAGCCAGAACGCTGAGAAAATGCGCCAGCACTGGCCTAATGCGCCGATGGGTATCTATTCTGCAAGCCTGAAACGGTATTGCTTAACAGAGCCAATCGTATTTGCAGGCGTACAAAGCGTAGCCAAGCGAGGCAAGCAAATAGGCCATATAGACTTGCTAATCGTAGATGAATGCCATTCAATCAGTCCAACAGAAAACGGCACCTATCGCCGTTTAATCGCTGACTTGCTAGAGATTAACCCGGATATGCGGGTTATTGGTTTAACGGCTAGCCCGTACCGTTTAGGCCACGGAATGATCAATCAGGGCGAAGACGTTATATTTTCAGACTTGATTGAACCCGTATCAATTTTGGAGCTTATCGAGAGTGGCTACCTTGCACCATTGAGAAGTAAACACACCTCAATGACACTATCAACTGATGGCGTTAAAAAGTCAGGAGGTGAGTTTATAGGACGGTCGCTAGAGGTCGCAATGAACACTAATGACAACAACGTCAAGGCCGTTTTAGAGACGATAGAACGCGCCAAAAACCGTAAGAGTTGGATTGTGTTTTGTGCTGGTGTACAGCACAGCGAAGACGTTCGCGATATGCTTAGAGAACATGGAATCACGGCAGAATCAGTGACTGGAAATACACCAAGCGCGGAACGCGACCGTATTTTGCGAGACTTCAAAGCCGGGAAAATTCAGGCAGTTACCAACATGGGGATTTTAACTACTGGTTTTGATGCTCCATGTATCGACTGCATCGTTTTTCTACGCCCGACCCTATCGCCTGGACTGTATTACCAAATGGCGGGTCGTGGTTTGAGAATCCACGAAGGCAAGGCCGATTGCATGGTTCTAGACTTCGCAGGAAACGTAGCCACACACGGCCCAATCACCCAGATAACGCCACCAAAAAGAGGCGGTAAAGGCTCAGGAATAGCGCCCACAAAGACATGCCCACAATGTGACGAGCTATGCCATGCGAGCGTAAGACAGTGCGATGCGTGCGGACACCAGTTCCCGCCACCAGAGGAAAAAACAAAAGAGGTATATCTCAGGTCGGAGGATATCATGGGTATCGAACCCACCGAAATGCAAGTAACAAGCTGGCAATGGAAAAAGCACACCAGCCGAACCAGTGGCTTAGATATGCTTCAAGTGCGCTACTATGGCGGATTGACGACCCCGGCTATTGTGGAATATCACGCAGTCAACCATACCAATTACGCAGGTATAAAAGCAAGACAAACGGTTGCAGATATGGCTAAACGAGCATGTGTAACGGTAAGTGAAGACTTAGATAAATGCGCCTTTGACCTGACGCATGGAAAGCCACCAACCATGATAAGCCACAAAAAGAACGGTAAATTTTTTAACGTGATTGATAGAGTTTGGAGTAAAACAGAATGATTACCAAAAAAGAAAAACTGCAATTTGACACGCTGAAAGCGCAGTTAGAAGCTGAACAGCAACGATCAGAAAAAGCAATTCAATCATATCGTGATGCACTTTATGAGTTAGTTGAATACAGAATCCAATTTAAGCGCATTGAAGCCGTTATGCGTGGTGAAGAGTGACTATTTATATAGGGGTAGACCCCGGCCTGAATACTGGAGCCATCGGAGCGATCGACCACAATGGCGAGTACATCCACTGTTTTGACATCGAAAGCAATGGCGAGCGCGTATTTCCACGGGTGTTAAAAATATCCCTACAGGAGATCATTAGAAACCACGGAAATGATGCCGAATTCGTGATTGAAAGCGTTTTCGTAAGGCCAGGACAAGGAATGTCCAGCACTGGCAAGTTTATGCGGGCTACAGGCTGCATTGAGACTGTTGTCGATCTGTTGCTTTACCCGTATGAATGGGTCACCCCTCAAAAGTGGAAAAAGCACCACGGACTCATTGGGCTAGACAAGAAATCCAGCCTAGAACTAGCCCGATCAAAGTGGCCTACAGCCCCACTAAAGCTGGTTAAGCACCACGGACGGGCCGAGGCTTTGCTGATGGCTGATTGGTTGCGTCACGAAAATTTTTAAACAAATGTAGCGCAAAGAGTTAAAAGTGCGCTACAATAGATCACATCAACAACCAATAGGACGAAAGAAATGAACAAAGACCAAATCATCAGCGCAAAGATTTTGACGGCAATGGCTAACGGAATGGACTTGAAATCAGCCTTTGATTTTGTTATCGGAGAAGGCGCTTACATCAAACTCGCTGGCGATGTTTATGATGCACTTCGCGCAAAACAAGGTTTGTAAAACCCATCATCGAACTAAGCATGTGTTAAGTTTGACACATCAACAACACGAAATGAATTGTATGAAGATAAAAATCAAAACAAGTGAACTGACCGACGCAACACTTGACTGGGCAGTCGAAAGAGCTATTTACTCTTACGCACACGAATGCTGTTTGGATAAAGTTCCTTACTCGACAGACTGGGCACAAGGCGGGCCGATTATGGAGCGGGAAGGTATAAGTCCAACACCTAGCGGTGAGTTCAACGACGCCGGGAAACTTATCATCACTGGATGGAGCGCGAAAGCAGCCACGCCATACGATGACCTAACAAGAGACTCCAATTGGTACGAAGGCCAAACCATACTAATCGCAGCCATGCGCTGCTACGTCGCATCGAAACTCGGTGATGAAGTAGATGTACCATGCGAACTTATCAACAACACGAAAGACAAAATGGAAAACGTACAAATCCCAAACTTCACAAATGCAGACTTTGTGACAATTACAACTCACATTCATCCTGACCCGTTAATCGGTAAGATCGTCGGAGTTAGCCAAAAAGCAGGTTCAATGCACTTTCAGCACTCAATGACGCCACAACAGGCCCGCGATATGGCTACAGCCTTGACTAACGCAGCTAACCAACTGGAGATGGTATTGTGATTACCTACACTTACATTTTTGACGGTGGCGAGCTTGAGTGTGAACTTGAATACAACGAAGCCGAGCGCGGAAGTCGTGAGCGCGGCACTGGTTTGCAGTTAGATCCAGACCATCCAGAGTACTGCGTTCTTGAGACGGCCAAGCTCAACGGCATTGATATTGCTGAATTGCTATCGCCTGAAGTGGTTGACTTTATCGAGATGATGGCTATTGACCGAACTGAGGATTTTTAAATGAATGACAAAGAACAATACTTGGAAGCTTTGCGCGTAAAGGTTGAAGCTGTGGATTTTTTAAACAAAACACGTTGTTTTGACTGCGATAACCTCGACAAGATCAACGGCAATGTGTGCGTTTTCAATGGCTTAGTTCCTGACGATTACCTGTACTCGCCAAATGAGTGCGAGCAATACCACTTTTTAATCCCGTTTTAATCATGGCCAAACGAAACGACACTGATGCCCGTAGGATTTTTGACCAAAGTATCATGCCTACACTGATTAAACTACGTGAACAAGGCCGAACCTATCACGCCATAGCCGAGGCTTTAGGTGTTGGGTACACAACTGTTTATCGTGCTGTAAATCAAATTGAGTCTTACAAGGCGCGTAAGACTGCGTGATGTGCTACAATAAATCATCAAAACAAACCAAGGTCTAAAAATGGAAACAACCCGTAAATTCTCGCGCTCGCTTGATGAAGCCTTTCCTAAAACAGTGAATTACGCATCGTCAATCACGTCATACAAGCGTCTCCAATACGAAAAACTAGAGATTGAAGTAAAAGAAGAAGAGATTAAATCAGCAATTGAAAGGCAAGTTAGAGCATCAATTGCAAACCAATCTCAAGGATATAGTGCAGATAACTATATTAAAGAACAGGTAA